GGATACTTACGCTGGTGCATATGCTTGTTACGGGTTACTAACTCGTCCCATGTCTCACGCCTCTGTAAGGTGGGGATGTACTTAGCATACTTAGAGAATACTGTAATGTCGCTAAGTATCTTGTTCGATGTTTCCATAATCTTTCCTGTTAATTTATAGGGCTGTATAGTTATACTGATTTAAAGTCAAATGTCAAGACTTATCCCCAAAAGTATGTGTAAATAAATAGTGTACCCAGTACACCAATCATTATGTATTCCATTACTTAGATTCTTTGTTGAAGTTCTTCATGAAGTGTTCCATCTTGCTCTCGTAGGTATAGGCAAAGTCATTCTCTAACAGCCAGTCCTCCATACATCTACGGGTACCGTCCTTACGTTTCTGTGCTCCGGGGAGTGATACATTCTCTGAGTGTAATACGAATACTATGACTGCCATTGGGTTAGACTTACGCACATGGAGGTACTTGTCCATCTCATGTCGTGTTCTGAATCTTCCTTTGACTTCAAACCATACATTACCCATCACCCCATCAGGTGTGTACTTACGGTGCTCTACAACCTCGTAGTCCACCTTGATAGGCTCATATGGTACGTCCCACATAGGGCCACCAGCGAACAACCTAAACTCTAACCAAGAACGGTAGGGCTTAGGCTGGTCACGGTTCATCACAAGGTAGTCACTCCACGAATTATAGGGCGAGGGGGGTATTTCCTTGCAGTTAACACCGCAGGTCTTGCCTAAGATACTAGGCGTTACCTTCCTTGCCTTTGGCTTAGCTGTCTTCTTCTTACCATACGTCCAACTCATAAGCTGTCCAGTAATTTATGGACATACCATCGTGCTTTCTCAATGTTGGTACGCACATCCTGCTTCTTGTTTGACCTCCACGTATACTTAATGTTGTTGCCCTTACAGAAGCCTCTGAACTCCTCCTCTGTTAGGGCAGCTTGGATAGCATCAATGCACTCAATGCCACTTACACCCTCAGCCTTGTAGTGGTTGGGGTGGTTTACCAGATCCTCCAGTGCATCATCAAGGTTAGCTGGAACCTCAGTTACTATATTCATTACCCTTCCCCCTCACATTTAGTGTTGAAGTCCAGCGTTATAACATTACCATCCCTACTCTTGACCTTAACCTTATCCTCGGCCTTATCACGGATGTCCTCAGCATCTAAGCCTAGCTCCTCCACTAGGTCTGCAGTGTAGTCGTCAAGGACATCATCAAAGTCGGGGTTATCAGAGCAGTACTGAACCATTGCGGCCATCTTGTACGCTAAGAACATTAGCTGAGAATGAATTTCATCATCTATCTTGGGCATAAGGTTACTGAAGACTGAGATCTGAACATCACCATCCCAATCATCCCCCTCGGGGATAACAGGGCGCATGAGTACGCCAAAGTCATTCTCTGTCATGTCAATCATGCTACTTCCTCTATGTGGATATAGTTAACCATTGCAGGAACCTTAGCCTTTGATGGTATTGATGCTCGTTCTATTAGAGTATCCCAGCACTTGTACTTATGTTGGCAGAAGCCACATTCAATACCCAGCTTCAGGTTACCTGTTGGTACCTTACGGAATGTTTCTTTGACAGGCTCATAACATCTTTCAAAGTAATCCCCATCTACTATGCGGTTAGCCTTAGCCTCAAGGATAGCTAACTCAGCTTCCATATCAATGCCCTCGGCAGTTATGAACTTGAACTGTCCATTAGCCTTGTTGATTACAATCCAGCCACCAGCGTCTAAGTCTAGTGCTCTGCTGTACCCAACTAACTGCCCTACATATCCGAAAGAGTCGTGCTCTTTAACGGTAGCAAAGTCTATCCACTTGTTTGCGTAAGCCCAAGGACTACAGGATTTGATATCCCACACAGCACCATCAATGATAAGGTCAGGCGTACCATTGATAACATGCTTACCTAAGTTAAGCTTTAAGTGTTCACCATCCTGCCATATTACACCAGCCTCAGTGAGGATACCTTTCATGATCGCTTCAACTAGATCACCGAGGATCATGTTAATCAAGAAGCTGTTTGGAAAAGGTAAAGCATCTGTTGGCTGGTTCTTATCAAACCAAAGCTGGCAATAAGAACGACCTATGTTTGACATACGTAACCTAAAGTCTGGATTACGCTTGTCTACGAGTTGCTTTTCGAGGGCTAATTTAACATCGTTAACCATGAAGTCAAGGACAGGGCGGCTCATACCACCCTTCCCTGCCACTACACTATTAAGATATTGTTGTACCATTAATTCGTGTATGTTCATATTTACTCCACATCTATAAACTCATTAACTAGACTTTCATCGGCTGTATCCAGAGTCTCTACTGCCTTGGCGGTGAACTCTGAGTTGATGTAGTCGTTGTACTGAGTGATCCACTCTGAACTGTTGCGGTGCATATCTAACACATGCTCTGTGATAGCCAAGTCAGAAGAGAAGTCAACGTCTACCTTAGGTACAAAGTAAGACTGACCATTGTTCATCTCACGCTCCAACGCACCTACGTTAACGCTGAACTGGATGAATGAACGATTACGCTTAGCAATCTCTTTGAAGGAATCCCCAAAGGTCTTGAATGCCTCACGGTTATCTACTTCCCATATGAATGGAGATGTAGCCACCTCAATTGGCTCACCTTTCTCATTCACTGCACCTACCATGTCAATCTCACCAAACAATACTCGTACTCGTTTGATGGACTTAATAAGATCCTTCATCTTGTCAGGCACAGAGTTCCAATCCTCAATGAAACCTGCCGGCTTACCACAGTTGAAGCCACCATCCGTGTCCTTAAGATCCACGTTTAGGTTGTCAGACATGAGTGTCTTAACATAGCGGCTGTTAGTTGGGTCACTGATGTACCGCTTGTACATGAATGACTGCATAAAGAATCTTACATTAGCTTCTGGTGCGTATGCAAAGGTTCCATCTGCCTGTTCCAAACGGTACTGCCCTGCTTCTACTACCTCCATCTTCTTCTTCTTGCCATTAACTTCAACGACACCCATCAAAGGGGTATGCCACATACGTAGACGAGGAAGCTTGTTCTTAGAACCGCCTCCACCTGTCTCGTTAGCCATACCTGTTAGGCGCATTAGTTCTTCTTGGCTTACTTGATTCAAAGCTACTTCACTCATATTACTTTTCCTTTATGCTATTTAGCAATCTACTTGATCTAACCAATTGTTTCCCATCTTAGCTTCCAGAGATAGAGGTAAGTTGAAATCAATATCCCACAGCTTATTTACTGTGCTTACTAACTTACTCTCTACTTCAACGACTACATCAATCATAGCCTGTCGCTCGTCAGGGTGTACATCCACGACCATACTATCATGTACGGTGTTTACTATGCAACTATTTAACCCCTTCTCCTTCATAACTTTCTCCATAATCAGCAGTGCAACAGGCACTATGTCTGCCGTAGCAAACGACTGAACAGGATAGTTCTTAATCATGGTAAAGTTTGTCACAGTACCATCACGCCTTCTTGACACATCAGGGAAAGCAAACTGCCTACCCGAAGGTGTTGTAATCTTCCTCTCTGACAATGCCTCTGTTGCCAGTCTCTTATGCCAACCTGCTATGCCACGGTACTTCTCCATGAAGTGACTATAGTACTCAGCCTCCGCTGGTGTCCTGCCGTACCCTGATGCACCATACAGGGGAGCGAAGGTATGTTCCTTAGCATTCTGTCTGGCTATGGGCTGCCCTGCCCCACCTATGATGTCTGCAGTGTATTGGTGAACATCAAACCCTTCTAACACCTCCTTGATAGCAACCTTATCCTGCGATAGGAATGCGGCTACTCGGAACTCTAACTGTCCAAAGTCAGCCTCCATGATCTTGCCACCTGCCCAACGGGATATGAATACTCGCTTCACCGGGAATGTACCACCCCTTGGCATGTTCTGCATGTTAGGATTACGCCCTGACAGTCTAGCCGTTGAGGTTATATGCTGTGTAAGCTGTACATGGAGCATACCATCTGCCTTAGTGAACTTTTCTATACCACCTACAAAGGAGGATAGATAGGATTCAATGGCGTTAAACCTACGCAGCTTAGCGAGGAAGTCTCCCTCACGTTCCATGCCCTTCCCTCTAGCTGTAGCTTCGAGCGTCTGAAGGATTCCCTTACTGGTACTAAATCCACTAGCACTAGCCCATGTAGCTTTAGGTGGTGTGAACTTAAGCCCTGCTAACTCCTTAGTCTTAGTTAGCGTGTATCCCTTACGGTCACATTCTTTACAGATGTTCTTGTTCTTACGAGGGATTCCTTTCTTAGTAAGTAACTGAACCATGCCAGTGCCACTGCACATGAAGCACTTAGCTGCCTTGGTCTTGAAGACTGCACAAGTATTCTCTTTCATAAGAGTCTTGAACGTAGAGTCTTTCATGAAGGGGTTAATGTTTAAGCCCCACCATTTCTTATCCCTAGGCTTACGTGAGAATATCAAAGTTGATAGCTGCTCAGGTGAGTTGATATTGACTGAGGTAGAACCCATCAGTTCTTCTATGAACTCCTCTAGTTCCTCACTTAAGGCTGCTCTCTCCTCTTCAAACTCAGTCTTTACCTTGTTCAACTCAACTAAGTCTACCTTGATGCCTCTACGATAGATCAGGGCAAGCTCCATGCAGGTATCCATAGTAAGATCTAGTACTGACTGCATACTGGTGTTCTCACTATCAGCAAACCTAGCCATCTGTTTCTTGTACACACCAAGGGTAGATCGTAGGTCATACCGTAGGTACTCGTCTAACTCGTCAAAGGGAATGTCCTTTGTAGATGTGCCTGACTTCCAGTAGTCACCCATAGTATCTAACTTCTGTTCCTCTAGCTCATACTTGGCAGATACAAAGCCTAAGTTGAGGGGGGACTTGATGCCCTTGTTAAGTATGTACTCACCTAACATGGTGTCGTATATCTTTCCGTCATACACGAAGCCACACTCCCAAATCCACGTAAGGTCATGCACTGCATTGTGACAGACCAGCAGGGTGGTAGCATCTAATATGTTCTGAGTTATCACCTCTCCATTATCAGTGGGTGGTTCATCTGAATGAGTAAAGGTAACTACTGTTTCATCTGAGTAATACTCCATACCCTCCGACAGCATACCAATCATTACCAACTCATTCTCTGCCTCGAAGGGATCGAAGTGCTGCTTACCATCCCTCTTGCAGGTTGTATTCTCTACGTCCAATACAGTAATCATAACATCCCCCTTAAATATTTAATTGCTCTCTTCATTCGTGGAACATCGTCATGGAAACAACCTAATGCTCGGTTGCATCTGTGACACAGCCAGCCTCTGAAGTCGTCTGTCTCATGGTCGTGGTCTAGTACCCAAGCAGAGTTACTAGGCCCACCAGTAGCAGCTCTCTCTTCATCACATAAGCACACGGGACATTCATATCCCTCAGGTGGCTGACCATGTAATTCCTTAAGCCCTTTACGCACTCTAGTTAGCTCGTTACTACAGGCTCTACACTCATGCCGTACATAACCTCCCTTACCTACTGGACTGAAGTCTGTCACAGGTAGGGTGTGTTTGCACTTGGAGCATACCTTTACATCCTCACACTCAGGGTGGGCCTTGTATAAATCAATGAATAACTCTATCTGTTCAAACTCCATACCTTGCAATCCTTCCATCCAGCATACATGTAACCTTACCATGCCAGCCTGATAGCTTATTCTTAGTTATGTTTATGTGACGCATAGGATCTTCCATTGTATCATCCTCACCAATGGCAGGATTCTTTGCAATCAGTAGCATAAGGTCTGCCTCTGATGCCTTACCTGTCTTGGAACCTTCCATCATAGATTGATTAAGGATTACCTTACCCTCTGCCTCTGCACTTAGCTGCGACATATAGAACATGGCACACCCATACTGCTTAGCAATATCCCTTGCGTAGATAGCATTAGCCTTGAGCATCATATCCTCACGGGCTGCTCCATTAAGTCTAGCAAACTTATCACCCATATCCAGTACTACAATGTCAGGCTTATAAGATTTAATGACAGACTCTACCCATGCCATATCCTTGCCCGTTGCATCAATGAACTTAACCTGATCCTTAATACGCTGATACTTAGCAGTTGCTGCTGAAGGGTTATCACGTATCTGATTCAGTGTCATACCCGTGGAAGCGTTAAGGTAACGGGCTGCTACCCTATGTACTGCCTCCTCATTACATAACACTAGGCACTGTGCTCCCTGCTCTGCAAAGCCATTAGGCCCAGCAATAAAGGAAGCGTGGCTTGAAGTCTTACCTGTCTCAGGTCTTGCACCTATCATAATAAGGTGACCACCGTTAACACCCTCCACCTTCCTTGCAAGGGTAGGCAGGTTGAATGTCCACTGAGCTTCTAGGTCACACTTGGTAAGCAGGGAATCCATTTCAATGTCGGCCCACTCAACGGATAGGTTAGGTGTGAAGTCTTCGTTGTAGTTCTCAAGGATAGCACGAAGGGGTTCAAGTGATAGGTGCTCCCCATTGACGTACTCAAAGCCAAGGTTAGCCACCTCTTCTCCAACGTGTTGCCTAAACATATCAGACAGTACATCAGTTGCTATGTCCACACCCATGATAGCCTCCCTGTCTACCTTGTCAAAGATAGTCTGAAAGGAACCTTTCTGCGCTGTAGTGAGGGTAGGATTCTTAGAGAAGAAGAGTGCCTCCACCTCAATGGGGGTTACTGTCCTGCCGTAGGTAGTGATAGCACTGTCGATGGTTGCCTTAACCTTGCGACCATCCTTACTGAAGATACTGTTGGGGCAGCGGATACCCTTATGATTATCATGGAAGTCTTTATCCATGAGTGTTCGTAGTAATGCGAGTTCCATATTGTGTTCCTCATTGTGTACAATGTATAAAATGGCTTACACTAGGTGTACGACATCGTACCCCTGTTGTGTGTGGCTGGTCAGTCTATTTCTTCTTCTTTGTTCTGCTCACGCATACCCCTCCTGATCGCCCCTATAACCCCAAAGTGAAACAGGATGTTAAGTTCTTCATCAGTCAACTCCACTGTCCGTGTACGCTTAGCAAAGGTGTTAGCTTCAAACTGTACTATTTCATCATGAACCTGCATCTGTGTGAGTACATAGTCTAGCCCCGATTGTACAAAGGAGGTTATCTCTTTCTCCTCTATATCCATATTCATTATACCTGAACCATCTGCTTGATCCACTATTTCTAGTACTGTAATACCATTACTCATGGTCGTTTCTCCGAAGCTATATCGTCAAACAAATTGTAGTAGTTAACAGCAGAAGCAACACTGCTCCCACCCCTGCCTATGGCAAGGCCGCACTCTCTATAGCTCAGTCCAGAAGCACGTAGCTTCACTACTTCTGCTAACTCCCCCTTAGAAAAGGCCTCAAGTACACCCTCTGTCTTACGTAGATGGTCACCTATCTTAGGCACGAAGACTATGCTCATGTCAT